CGTCTGCAGAACACAGGATGATGTTGCCCTTTCCTCTACGAGTTCTTTGTGCGATTGCGTTAGCATCACGCTCGATTTGGAACAGGAGACCCTTGAACTTCTCAACAGACCAACGACCGTTGGAGTCAACGTCAAGGTCAAATACACCAGCGGTAGCAGTGTTAGAAACAGCACCTTGCTCAGCAACCTTATAGATGGTTCTGATGACTTCGCGGTTAATTTCAGCAAGAATCTCTGTAGAGAGAATGTTTGCCAATTCCGCTTCAGCATTCAGACCGTGGATTGCCTTGAGGTCCTGTGCGAGTTCCAAGGAGTACTCTGCTTTCAGAGCTCTGGATCTTGCGGTAACAGTAACTTTCTCAATAGAGAAAGCCATCTGGTTGAATGCATTCGTACCCGTGTCAAGTGCTTCAGCACTCTGGGTCTTCATGCCCTGACCAACGTTGTATCCTTGTGAGGATGCAGTACCAACAGGGTTCAGAACGGAAGGATTGGTTCCAGTCTGAGAAGTAGTACCCATACCAGCAACACCATCGGTGAAGTCGGTAAGGTTGAATCCTGCGTCCTGACCAGAGAATGCGGTATCTGCTTCGTTATAGAATGCTTCAGTACCGTTCTGGTTGGTGTACTTAGAACGCATTGCGAAGATGAGTCCAGTAGGACCACTCATTGGTTGAACACCTGCGAGGTCATATGCGACCAGGTTAGGCATTGAACGTCTGATCAGTGAGATCAGTACTGGATCAAAACCTGCAACAGGTGAAACACCAGAACCCGAGAAACCAGCATTACCGGTTGAGGATGGGTCAGTGTTTACGTTTGGTTGCTCAGTCAGCATTCCACCTTGTTCAAAGGCAGATTGCTCACGGAGGAATTTTTCTTGGTTTTCCAGCAGGACGGCTGTGACAGCTCTTCTGTGCGAATCTTTGATTGGATCAAGACCATCATAATTAAGAAGAGGTGCCCACTTTTCCTGCAGATGCTCTGATTGGAACATTTGCTTTTACCTTAGTGAATGTTTGTGTTTGATTTAATATTAAATTCAGTTGGTTTTGCCAAATGAACCCAGGGTTCTCAGATATGCGGACATTGAATCTGAGTATGACTCAGGAGCAACATCTACACCCTCAGAAAGGGTTTCAGACTTAGCATTTGAAGACTGTGGTTTAGAGGCGAAATACGACTCCTTCAGTGTCTCCAATTTTTCACGATATTCTTCTTCACTTTCAAACTCTACACTTTCAGCAAGTGAGGCGAGCTTCTCTTTCTGTGTCTGTGCAAGACCTTCAGAGACTTGATCTAAGATTCCATCAGCAACCGACTCTGCGAGACGCTTGTTAAGGGAAATATTTTTCTCAATCTGCTCGTTGAGTTTTGTTTCCATGTCATCAAGTTTTTCTACCATACTCTCAAGTACATCATATTTGTCTTCAGGGATTGTTACATAATGTTCTTCAAAAAGACCCTTCATTCCTTCAAGGAATGATTCGGTCATTTCGGTCTTAAGACCTTGCTCAACTGCGAGTGCGTTTTCTTCAAACCACTCGTCAGCAACATATTCAAGATAAGAATCAACACGCTCAGCGAGTGATTCTTTCATTTCTTCTACTTCCTCTGCAAGAGCAGCAGCATATTGCTCTTCCAGAGATTCTTTGATTTGAGCAACCTTAGTATTGATTGCTGCCTCAAAGATTGTTTTTGCTTTCTCTTTGAATTCTTCGGAGAGTTCTTCACCACCAAGGAGAGCATTAACATCTTCTTCAATGTCATACTCTTCAACAGATTCTTCTTCAGAAACTACTTCGTCAGTAATTTCCTCTTCTTCTTCAATAACTTCGTCCTGAAGTTCCTCTTCTTCCTTCATACCTTTCATTGGATCTGCTGCCTTAGCACCTTTGTTTACAACATCCTTAACTTGCTTAAGAGTACCGCCAGGAGTTTTCAGTTTTGCTGAATCATCATCAGATTTGTAATTTTCTGGAGTTGGTCCACCAAGATCCTCA